GATCCTAACACCGGAAAAGTAGACGCATCATCTCAAGCAGCTCAAGCATCTGACAAGGCAAGAGATTATCAATTTGGTCAAGGTGAAAGAATTACTAAAATTATTGAAAAAATAGTTAATCAAAGCGAGTATGCCGCAGAAAAAGCTACTGAAGGTTCAACTAACGGTCTAAACAAATGGTACAAAATTGATACACAAGTTTTTATTGATGAAAATGCAGAAACTGAGTATCAATTAGGACGTCCACCTAAAGTATATGTATACTCTGTAGTTGAATACGAAGTTGACGAAGCACACGTATTATCAACTAACCAAAAACCTCTAAATACAGAAGGTCTAAAAAAAGCTGCTGCAAAAGAATATAATTATATCTACACCGGCAAGAATGAAGATGTGTTAAATTTTGATATTAATTTTAATCAAGCGTTCATGCAAACAGCATTATCTAATTTTGGTATGAACAAAGGCGGAGTTAGAGGAGATAATCATAAAACAAATACAGCAGTTACTGAAACGACTACTTCAGCAACACCGCCAAAAGATACTGATCTCACACAAAAAACAGAAGCAGGAGCACCCATAGAGCAAGCAGCAGCATTGGGTACAGAAAGCGGAGGAACAGTAAATCCGGATATTAGAAGGCAAATTGCTGAAATGTTCCATGATCGGATTACTAATCTGCCACTAGACATGGTTACTGCTGAAATGGAAATTATGGGAGATCCTTTCTTTATTCCACAAGAAACAGGAAACTATGTTGCACCTGCTGGCGATTCGCCAAATGCTACAGAAGACGGCACAATGACATATCAGCAATCTGAAGTATTTTGTGTAGTTAATTTTAAAACACCATTTGATTATCAAATAAAAGGTGCAACTATGGAAATGCCTACAGTAGTTCCGGGCTTTAGCGGATTGTTTTCTGTATGGGCAGTTACTAATAGATTTTCAAGAGGACAATTTACCCAAACCCTTAAATTAATTAGGCGTAGAGGCCAAGACGATCCTGCAACTACTAATAATAAAGCATTTGTTGAAGTTAATGATGGTGTAGACATTAAAGAAAAACCAATTATTGTAGATGGCGAACCAGGAAATCCAAACCCACCTATACCACCTAGCCAGGATGAGTTTGATAATGCAGTTTGTGACGATAGTAAAAAATTAACTTTTGGTGTAGACGATATTGCAAAGTTAGTTCCTGCACTAGACGTTGATATTCCTGATCTTCCTACAGAAGTATTCGGAATAAATCCACCAGAATTGCCAGCATTTGATTTAGATGTTATTGGCTCACTTCCAGATTATGATGAAATTGCTTCTACTGTTTCTGGATTTGATGTAGGTGCATTAGCTCCTGCACTTCCGGCAATTCCTGCTGTTCCTCCTATCCCTGAACTTCCTGATCTATTTTATCAGCCACCAGCACCGGTATCAACGTTTGTTAATAATGCTGTTAATGATATTTCAGATAATGTATCATCGGCAGTAAATGATGCATTACAAGCTGGCGGTGCCAGCGGCACCCCTTCCTTTGGACCTTCAGCGCCAGGCCCTACAGTAACTACTAACCCTAATGGTACAATAAATGTTACTGCTACAAATCCTGTTACAGGAGATCAAGTAGGGTTTTCAGGCAATCCTGACCACTTTCAAATATCAGCACCTGCATCAGGATTTGTTCCTAATCCAACAGTTCCGTATGCACCAACTGGTACTCCAACTGAGGCCGGAGGACTTAGCTTCCAAGATATTCGAGAGGCGAATACTCCACCCGGATATACAATAGATCCTACCACAGGATTATATGTACCAATAGCTGACGTTTATGATCCGTTAAACGAGCTCACAGGTGGCTTTGTTCCTAATCCAACAGTACCAAATAGTAGTGTTGGCGGAACGCCAATAGATGTTGGATATGAAGGTAGCTTTCAGTACTTCCAAGATCAGCAGAACAACGAAGGGTAAGCCAGCATATGAAAGTCCTATTTTTAAATAAAATAATTACAGTATAAGGAATATAAATGCCATACCAAGATTTAGCACCAGATGCAGGACCAGAAGACATTCAACAAAAAGGAGCCGATGCTCCTTCTGAAAATCTTCCTGCTGAAGGTCAGTATTGGCTAGACGAATATGAAACAATTACCTATTTAACATACGATGAGTTTGTCGCAGATATTGTTAGTGTTGCAAAGCCTATAACGGAAAATACAATGCCTACTCTTGTTAGAGTAGTTAACGGCGAACCATTTTATACTATGAAAAATAGATTTTTTATAGCATATGCATCTATTAACGGAAATGTAATACGTACATTATACGAGTATAATGCAGAAATAGTAGAAAATAGTGATAGAAGTAAAATTTTCCAGCCGCCGGGCTCTGTTAAATGTGGAGAATATAAAGGTCTTCCTATATTTGAAGCTAATCCAGATGTTAGTAACGAACCCCCCGGAGAATCTTCTTCTGTAACAATGAACGAAGCCGGCACAACAACAAAAACAACACAAAATACAAAAACCGGAGAAACAACAACAACTACAAAAACAACTAGTGAAACTGAAGATCAACCACCGGATGCAGGTCCAGCAACTCCTAGTACTGAAACAACTTCTCCTTCTATTGTTACTGAACCTCCTCCAACAGGATCTTCGGGGACAGTATATAATTACGAAGTACTAAAGCCTGGGTTTGATAGATATGATTTTAAAAGTGGAAAAAAGGTTTTTACAACTCCTTAAAGGAATAATTAATGGCTTCAAGTTATCAAAGAACTAGACATACAGAAAAGAAATATAGCGATTCAGGCCCGTATGAGGCAATCGTAGTAAATAACCTTGATACAAAGTATATGGGCGGATTGACTGTTGAACTTTTAAAATATACTTCCGCTGGCGGCACACCAGAAAGAACAGGACAATTATTAAATGTAAAGTACCTAAGTCCGTTTTACGGAATAACTCCTAATAACGCACTTACAGCAAATGAAGGATATCAGCATACACAAAAGTCTTATGGTATGTGGATGGTGCCACCAGATGTTGGAACTCGTGTTCTTGTTATTTTTGCAGAAGGCAATGCAAACTTTGGTTATTGGATAGGATGTATACCTGCAGAATATATGAACTTTATGGTTCCTGACGGCAGAGCATCAACAGAAAAAACAACACAAGCAGATCTACCAGAAGGTTTAAAAGACAGAAAACTTCCCGTAGGAGAATATAATAAAGCAAACGAAGATGGCGCTTTAATTGACCCTACGCTATTTAATAAACCATACAATAAAGATTTTACTGAAACATTAGAAGTCCAAGGTTTACTAAATGACGAAGTTCGAGGAACAACAACTACTAGTGCTAGACGTGAAATACCTAGCATGGTTTTTGGTGTTAGTACGCCGGGCCCTAAAGATTACAGAGACGGTGCTCCAACGGCTGCAATTGGTTCTGCAAAACAAAAGATTTCAGTTCCTTCTAATAGATTAGGCGGAAGTAGTTTTGTAATGGACGACGGTGATGATAGGTTTGTAAGAGCTACTCATGCAGAAGACGGTCCGCCTATTTACAAAAATGTAAAAGAAGGACAAGTAGGCGATAATACAATTCCTCAAAATGAATTGTTGCGTTTTAGAACACGTACTGGACATCAACTTCTATTACACAATTCAGAAGATTTGATTTATATAGGAAACGCTAGGGGCACTACATGGATAGAAATGTCTAGCGATGGTAAAATTGATATTCACGCACAAGACAGTGTTAGTATTATGACTGAGAATGATCTTAACGTTACTGCTGAACGTGATATTAATTTAGAAGCTGGAAGAAACGTTAATATTAAAGCAACTGCACGTTATAATGATGGTAGTGCAACAGATAAAAATAATGCTCCTAGCGGTAGAGTGCAAATAGAATCTGCATATGATTACAATTTACATATTGGTGCTGATAGTAAAGTAACTATTGCAAAAGATCATCATATGAAAGTGAAGAAAAGCCAATATATCGATACTACTGGAAATATGAATATTAAATCTGGTGGCGATAATAGATTAACTACAAATGCATATACTCATATAAGCAGCAAAAAGGAACACAGAGAAACAGCAACATTTGTTCATATGAATGGACCAAAAGCAGCAACAGCACAAACTGCAAAAGAAGTTGATGTATTAGGTACAGTAACTTTACCTCGTGTTAAGCCTGGCGGCATAATTGAACCTTATGAAAGTATTTTATGTAGAGCTCCTCAACATGAACCTTGGCCACACCATGAAAATTTAGATCCTTTATCTTACAAAAAAACAGAAACTGATAGAGAAACACCAGGAGGATTACCGTCAGCTAATAGAGTACTAACTCCTGATACATTCTTTAAAAATACAGGAGGTAGGAAAGCGAGTGCATATGTTGCTGGCAGTGGTGGACAAATTAATTCAGGTACAACTTCTCTTGCAGGAAGAAAAGATTCAAATGGAGCTGAATTAGGTTTTACAGGTTCAGAAGATTACGCAGCAAATCCAGATTTTGAATTTAGTGAAGAATTAGGATCATTGAGTGCAAAATATGAGTCTAGAGGAGAGCCTTCCGCTATTGGTTATGATAGGACAGGCGGCTGGAGTTATGGAACATACCAAATTGCTGCTAATACAGGAGCAATGGGTAATTTTATTAAGTATTGTGAACATAATTATTCTAGTTTATATGACGGAATGAATGCCCTGGGAGGAGAAAATGCAGCAAGATCAGGAACTGCTACTTTTAAACAAGGTTGGCAATCTTTAATGTCCGATGCTGCTAATGCAGAAGCACAACATTCGTTTGCTGTTAAAACATATTTTGAACCAGCTGCAAAACGTATTAAACGGGCCATTGGAATTGATCCACGAGACCGGTCTAAAACACTACAAGATGTTGTTTGGTCTACAGCTATACAACATGGAAATTCAGGATGCCAGCGTATATTTGAAAGAGCAGTTAAATCTATTGGTGCAGATACGCCATCTGATAGAGCAATGGTTAAAATGGTATACTTAGAAAGAGCTGCAAGTAACGGAATGAAATATTTTGGTTCAAGTACTCCTGCTGTTAGAAAATCAGTTGTGTCTAGATTTAAAAATGAATTAGCAGATGCACTAAAAAGTTTGCTCGATGAACAAGAATCGCAATCAGATGTAACAATAACTCCAGATACTAATTTAGCAGAAACACCGCCAATTGGACCATTTTAATAGGGTAAATACAGTATGAGTCAATTAGAAAAAAATCTATATAAACGTGTAACAGTACAACCAAATTCTAAAAAATCACTTGACGGTAGAACCTATAGAGGATTTTCTACAGTTTCACCTGATGCAAGAAACTTCGGGTTGTACGACTACGACTTAATTAAGCAAGATTTAATAAATCATTTCCATATTAGACAGAGTGAAAAATTAAGCGATCTTACATTTGGAACAATTATATGGGATATTTTATTTGAACCGTTTACAAAAGAAGTACAAGAAGCAGTAGTTAATGATGTTACTCGTATTGTTAACTATGATCCTAGAACAAAAATAGATCAAATTATAGTTGACACATACGAGCAAGGCATACAAGTTGATATATCTCTTATATTTTTACCTTATAAAATCCAAGATCAGTTACGTTTTAAATTTGACAAAGAAAACGGTTTATTAAGTTAAAATTAAATACGCACTTTTTCTATTCAGATAAATATCATTAGTAAACAAGGAAAAGCATATGTCTGCAACTGATAGGCAGTCACGGTTATTAGTAGCTGAGGACTGGAAAAGAATTTATCAATCATATCGTAACGCTGATTTTCAGTCATACGATTTTGACAATTTAAGACGCACAATGATTAATTATCTGCGTCAAAATTATCCAGAAGATTTTAACGACTATATTGAATCTAGTGAATATCTTGCACTGATTGATATGATTGCTTTCCTTGGGCAAAACCTGTCATTCCGCATTGATCTAAATGCAAGAGAAAATTTCCTTGAAACAGCAGAACGTAGAGAAAGCGTCTTACGTCTAGCTCGTATGCTTGCATATAATCCGAGACGTAATCAATCAGCTAATGGTTTGATGAAAATCGATACAATTAAGACTACAGAAAATGTTTTAGATAGTACTGGATTAAATTTAGCAGGAATTACAGTAAAATGGAATGACCAGACTAATTCAAATTATTTTGAACAGTTTTTAAAAATAATGAACTCAGCATTACCTGTACAGAACTCTGTTGGTAATCCTTTAAAGTCGTCATCTATTGCAGGTGTCTCAACACAAAAATATAAATTTAATTCTACTAATACAGCTTCGGCGATTTACCCATTTACAAAAAGAATTGAAGGTGTTAACACAAGATTTGAAATTGTAAGCACAGATATTGTAGGAGATGCGCTGGTTGAAGAGCCTCCGCTCCCGGGCAATAATCCTTCTATGTTATTTAGAGATGACGGACAAGGCGCTGGCAGTGCTAACACAGGATTTTTTATGGCTTTCCGACAAGGGAAGTTAGATAGCGGAAAATTTACAATTACAAATCCTACTCCAAATCAATCAATTGCTATTGATGCAGAAAATATCAATAATACCGATATTTGGTTATACGGTTTAAATTCTGGAGGATTTGAAAATTCATCTTGGACTAAAATTGACTCGGTAGAAGGAAACAATGTTGTATATAACAGTTTGTTTAACAGTACTAGAGATGTATTTGCAGCAACAACGAGAATTGGGGACAGGATTAATTTAGTCTTTAGTGACGGTGTCTTTGGTAATTTGCCAGCAGGAGATTTTAAAGTTTATTATAGAACAAGTTCTGGAACAAGAGCAATTATTACACCTAGTGCAATAGGACTTGTACAAATAGAAATACCTTATCAAACAAGAACAGGTAGCAAAGAAACATTAACACTTGGCTTAAAACTAACATCTACTGTTAGTAATGGCACAGCATCAGAATCTAACGAAGAAATAAAAGCAAATGCTCCTGCAACTTATTATACACAAGATAGATTAGTTACAGGAGAAGATTATAATATTGGTCCTCTTGCAGTAAGTCAAGAAATTATTAAAACTAAAAGTACAAATAGAATTTCTAGCGGTATAAGTAGGTATTTTGATTTAAAGGATGCTAGTGGAAAATATTCGAACACTAGTTTATTTGTAGATGACGGAGTTATTTACAAAGAAAACTACCAAGAAAAGCAAACTTTTACTTTTTCAACACAAACAGATATTGAAGGCGCAATTTATAATATAATTGAAAAGATTATTCAGTATCCAAATAGTAAAAACTTTTATCTATCACAATATCCAAAAATTATTGTTAGTGATCTAAATGCTTCTTGGAAAGCTGTAACAACAGAAACAAATTCTTATTCTGGAGTTCTTCAAGATGTAAGTGAAAACGCATATGCTGTTGGAAGTTTTACTGCTAATAGTTTAAGATTATTAGAAACAGGTACAATGATAAAGTTTGTTCCACCAGCAGGAAAACATTTTATGCCAAATGGCACATTAATGGACGACGATGGCAATGATCATTTAGGCAAAACAATGTATAAGTGGGTCAAAGTAATGGCAGTTACCGACGACGGCACATCAATGAATCCTGATAGTGCAGCAGGCATTGTTATTAATGACTACATTGACACCGGCGCCTTAATTGAGCAAGTAATACCAAGGTATGCCTTAGCATTAATTAACGATGTAAAAACTCAACTTATTGACCAAGCATTTGAACTAAGAAACTTTGCATTAAGATACGACATATACGATAGACAATGGAAAATAGTAGTAGGCGAAGATGTTAACACTATTAGTAATTTTGCAACAGGTAAAGCAGGTGACACATCAGGTGATAATCTAGATGCTAGTTGGATGTTGTACTTTAAGACTGACGGTCAAAAATATACTGTTACATACCGTCAGACAAGGTATGTAATGGAAAGTGAAGATGAAATACGTTTCTTCTTTGATAATGCAGATAAAATTTACGATCCTACTACAGGAAAAACTGTACGTGATAAAATTGATATTCTAAATATTAATCGTAAGCCTGGAGAATTAACACCGTTTACAAGAGATTATTCTTGGACAATTACAGACCAGTATAAAGATAGTGAAGGATATCTAGATAGCAGAAAAATACAAATCCAATTTATTGATCTAGATGACGACGGAGTATTTGATGATCCGGATATATTTGAACAAATTGTCGGCGAACTTGATGATTCTGTTTCTATTGGTGAGAAAGTAATATTTCAAAAGAAATATACTACATCTGATGGAGTAGAAGATTATAAGTTTTTTAATAACTTAAACAATGAAATTATTATTGTACAGAATGAAGCTGCAATAGCACCTTATAGTTCTCGTCTTGAAGGACAAGTATTTTACCTTCAAGACGAACAAATATTTAGAAAATTAAACAAGCAATTGAATAATACACAAATTAATACAGACTATAAAGCATATTTTGGACGTTCTAATTTAAAGTTTCACTATGTTCATGTTGCTGATGGTAATTTTAGAATTGATCCAAGTTCAAGTAATATTATAGATACTTACATATTAACAAAAACTTATAACGAACAAATTAACCAATATATTACAGGTAACCTTGTAACTCAGCCGTTGCCGCCAAGCAATGATGAATTGCTAAGAAATTATGGTAATGATATTAACAGAATTAAAAGTATTAGTGATGATATCATTTATCATCCAGTAAAATATAAGATACTTTTTGGAAGCAAAGCAAAGCCGAGCTTACAAGTTAAATTTAAAATAGTTAGAAACAAAAACTTAGTTATTAACGATAATGAATTAAAAGCAGATATTATTGATGCAGTAAACAAGTTTTTTGATATTGAAAATTGGGATTTTGGAGAAACATTTTACTTCCAAGAACTTAGTGCATATATTATGAATCAATTATCACCAAAACTTGTTAGCTTTTTAATAGTTCCAAGACAAACAACACAGTCGTTTGGTAGTTTGTTTGAAATAAAAAGCGAACCAGATGAAATTTTTGTAAGTGCAGCAACAGTTGGCGATGTTGAAACTATAGACGAGATTACGGCAACACAGATACAAGCATCAGGCAACGTAATTAGTTCAGTAGCAACTACAGCATCTGGCATAGTGTCAAGGGTGTCTAATACAACTAGCGGAAGTAGTAATAGTGGAAGCAACAGCATCAGTAGCAGCAATAGCAGCAACAGTAGCAGTAATAGCGGTAACAGCGGAGGATATAGTTACTAATGGCATATAATGACGATCAAAATGTATCTCCACTTCCGGTGCCCGGAAAAGATAATAAAATCACAGCAGCTGATTTTTTACCTGCATTCTTTAGAACAAAGGCTAATAAAAAGTTTTTACAAGCAACACTTGATCAACTTATACAGCCTGGCGTAGCAGAAAAACTAAATGGCTATTACGGCAGAAAAACAGCAAAAGCATATAAATCAACTGACAACTACGTTCCAGATGTTAGTAAAAATAGAGAAGATTATCAATTTGAACCAGCTGTTGTTATTAAAGACAATTATGAAAATGTAACTTTTTATAAAGACTATAA